ATTGGAGTTCCTTCCTGGCAATTTTTGGATTTGTATGCTCGGCACCGCCATTTTGGTAATTACCATTTTGGTACCGATGGTGCCTGGCATGACAACCGGATTAATCTCGGCTATGCTGCCGTAGTCCGGGCATTTCGTAAACAGACAATTGATTCATCTCTTCATTCTTTGGTTGATGCCCTTTATGATACGTCTTGGTGTGGTTTTGTTACTGTCTGTGGTCTTATTCTCCAGATTTGTGGCGAGAGGAGCGGTGGTTTTAATACCGCTCATGACAACTCTTTGTTGTTGCTCTCTGCTGCTTTGGATTCTTGGTTTGAACTAGCTCCACCTCATTTACAATCACCCCATCATTTTTCACGTTATCTTATGGTTCACCATAATTCTGATGATGGTCTTTATACTGTTCGCGATGCTGCTTTACCTTTCTTTGACCAGGTTAAGATGGCTACCTTCCTTAGGACTCGTGGATACGTTATTGAGTCCCCTTCCCGTTTCTCAACTCCAATTAACGATGTTGTCTTTTTGTCACATAGGATAATTCCTCGGTACATCCCGTCCCTTGGTAAAACATTAAACCTTGCTGCTGGCAATTTAGAAAAAATCGAAGCTGGTTTTGGCTGGGCCAAAAACGGAGATTTGGTTATTCAACTCCAACGATATGTAGCTCTTTGCTTAAACTTGTACCCATATCAAGTACCTTGGGATCTTTGGACTGGTCGGGTCCGATCTTGGGCCCGTGGATATTCATGTTTCTTTGGCGATAATCCTTCTTGGAATGTTGCCTTGGATATGATTGCCTCCGACAATGCGGCGTTATGGCTCCACTTTAGGTGGGATGTTTCTTCGGGTTTTGCTTTTTCCCCCGTGGACATTATGAATGTGGTTGACTCATTAAATCCTATAGAGCCACATAAAAATCATGGCTTCCCCTGCTAAGTCGGCCAACAAAGGTAAGGGAAAAGAAAAAATGGAACGAGCACTTGAAACTGCAACAGCGCGAGGGATTGAAATTGGTATGGGTTCGAAAAAGATCAAGATTGAGAAGCAGCAAGCAGCTGCGTCCCATAAGGACGTTGCTAAACTTCGAGCTAAGCAAAAGCTTAAGGCTAATGTTTATCTTAACTCACTCTTGGATCCTATTGGGTTTGGTCCTGCTTCCATTCCTGACTTGGTTCCGTACCCATCTACCCCTTTCTCTCTCAAGCAAATTGTCCCTATCACCACCTCTTCCACGGGTGAATTTACCTTGATCTGTAATCCTTGGCCTATTAATTTGTACTCGATTAACCAATCGAGTTTGCCCTATATTTTTCAGGCTTCGGCTTCCTTCAATGCATCCCAGGCTGCTGTTATTCAACAGACGTTCTCGTCTTTGCGTCCAGTATCTGGTATTGTCAATGTTAGGTTTCGTGGAAATATCACGAACACTCAAGGTATGGTTTGCGGTTGTCTTATTAACCCGCATGAGACGCTCCCTGTTAACTACACCAATTTTACTCAGTATGCTATGTCCAAGGAACTTCCTATGGTCGATGGTCTTTCAGTTCTTTGGAAGCCCACCGATCAGTTTTGTGACAAGTACACTGATTCTAATTGGCAATTCCTTAATTCTACGGTTTATGAATCTTGGGATCAGCCTGTAGCTTACAATGGTGGTGTGCCTCTCCCCCAGGTTTTTCATGGTTTGGGTTTTGGCCCTCCCAATGCTGGCTTTTCTTTTAATGCGTGGGGTTTTAATGATGGGTCTAATAATTATATAGTTGACCGTCAGAATACTTGCCCCGCTATTTTGTTAGCCGGTTCTGGATTGGCTGAGTCCGCTCCTAATTTAATTGAGGTGGAAATGGTTTGGAATTTTGAGGCATTGTTGTCCCAA